TGCGTAGAGGTTTATTGTACGAATCGTCTTTTGCTTTTACAGTTGAAGATGATGAGTGGACTCAAGATGGTGATGTCCATAAAAGAAGCATTAATAAAATCGGCAGGTTATTTGATGTTTCTATAGTAGGTGTTGGTGCTTATGCTAATACCGATGTTGCACTACGAGCTTTGGAACAAATCAAGGAAGATATTTCCGAGAAAGTAGAAGAAGTAATAGTGGAGCAAGTTGAATGCGATAGTGAAGAAACACTTAATAAAATCGAAATGTTACAAAATGAATTAACACTAAAAAGTAAACTCTAAAAAGATGAAAAACTCTGTAGAATTACGTCAAGAAAGAGCAGGATTGATTGCTGATGCAAACACTCTACTCGAAACTTGTAAAACTGAAGCTCGTAACTTCAGCGAAGATGAAAAAGTATCTTACGATGCTAAATTGGTATCTATTGACAACCTTAAAAAAGACATCGACTTGGTGGAACGTCAAGAAAAACTAAACGCAGAAGTTGTTGCAACTCCTGTATCTCACTCAACTCAAAACGTATCTGAGTCAAAAGAATTGAGAAACTTTTCTTTTGTAGACGCTTTTAACGCTGCAAAATCAGGTCGTGTAGAAGGATTAGTTAAAGAGATGGATCAAGAAGCTCGTAACGAGAACCCTTCTCAAAACTTCAAAGGAGTAGCTATCCCTTACTCTGCACTAGAAATTCGTGCAAACAATACAGCTCTAACAGCAAACTCATTCCCTGTACAAACAAAGTCATTTACTGACGATATGTTTGCAGCATCTGTATTAGTAGGTAATGGTGCTAATGTATATACAGGATTGTCTGCTTCTCAGAAAGTGCCAATCATTGAAGGTATTACTGCATCTTTTATTCCTGAAAATGGTTCTACTGCAGCAACTCCTGCAGGTACAATCGGTGGAGGTCAGTTAGACCCAAAGCAAGTTATTGCTGCTACTAACATCTCTAACGCTACTGTTACTCAGAACGCTTCTGTAGAGGCTGCATTCAGAAAAAACTTCGCAACTGCAATTATGGCTCAGTTTGAGAATAACTTGCTAGGTGCTGTAAGTGCAACTAACGGACCTGCTTCTATTTTTACTGAAGGTACACTTGCTACTGCAACTTGGACAGATGCATTAGCATTGGCTCGTGTACAAGAGATGTACAACAAAATGATAGCTCAGTCAAATGATGTAAACAAAGACTCTATTAAGCTTTTACTTAACGGAGATGCTTACGCTGACTTGGTAACTCAAATTAGTGGTCAGTCAGGATCAGCATTTAACGCTGGTAATGCAAACTTAGCTGATAAGACTGTTCTTAATGTACCTTACGCTATCTCTAAAAACGTAGGTAATGGTGCTAACGATACAAGAGCAAGAGCTTTAATGTTGGATATGGACAAAGTACACCTAGGTTTCTTTGGTGGTTTGGATCTATTAGTAGACCCATACAGCCAGTCTTTGAACGGTGGTACTCGATTAGTATTAAGCACTCTTGTAGATGGTTTGATTTCACAATCAAGTGGAAAAGAAGCAGCAGTAAAATGTGTTGCAGCAGCTTAATAATAGCTTATAGTTTAAATTAAAAAGGGAGTCCTTCGGGACTTCCCTTTACTTACAATATTAATTCTATGTACTTAGACCCAAACACAAACATACAAGGCGATTTAGTTCTATCAAACGATCCTACAACACAAGTAGTTTCTGTATCTGAAATTAAAGACCACCTTCGTATAGATACAAATTATGAAGATACTTTGTTAGGTTTATATATAGATTCTGCTACTGAGATGGCAGAGAATTATTGTGGTAGACATTTTATTACACACGAATACAAATTGTATTTTAATAAAATTGTTAGAGAGGCTTCATTAATCTTTCCTGATTGTACTTTATTTACACAGAACGGAGGAAATGAACTTTACCCAGTTAAATGGAGTATTCCTGGTTTTGCATCGGATTTTTTTTCTGATAAAGCCTATTTAGATGGTAAATCAAATCCTTCTATAGTAAAACTAGGAAGTGATTTTAGTGATTTAGGTTACGCACCTGATGGTTATGAAGGAGCTTTGTTTTGGTTTCATTTTAAAACAGGTTTTGGCGATGCAGCAAGTGATGTACCACAAGCAGTTAAACAAGCGATTAAGTTAATCGTAAGCGATATGTATTATTTTAGAGAAGATAGAAAGCGTAGCTTCCCTATGGCTTCTGAGATATTACTACAACCTTATAAATGTTACCACTAGGATATGACATTTATTAGCAAAATAAAAGCAGGAGATTTTAACCAAAAGATAAGGTTATTTACAGTAGGGAATAATAAAGATGCGTTTGGTGGTGTAACCGAATTCCGTAGTACTTTCCATCTTGTTTGGGCAAATAAAAATGTAAAAACTCTCAGAGATATTGAGGAAAAATTTGAAGGAGAAGAATTACAATCTTATGGTAGGTTTGTTTACACTATAAGATATTCAGATACGACTAAAAATATTAAAGCTAATTGGGTTATTGAAGACCACGAAACAAGTGAACGCTATGAGATTTTAGGTTTTGTTATAGACCCTCGTAAAGAGTTTATTGAAATATTTGTTAAACAAGATTTACCAACGGAATCTCCTTTTTAAAATGGCTAAACCAAAAAAGAATCAAAACTTTACAATAAAGGTAGAAGGAGTTGAAAGAGTTAAAAGAGGACTTAAAAAGCTAGGATTAACCGCTAAACAATCTCGAACTGAAATAAATAAGGCTCTTAGACCATCTGCAAATATGCTTTCAAGAGGTATTCGTAAGGCTTATAAGAACCAATTTAAAAGTAAGAACCCTGGTCGAAGATACGATCCAACATCCAAAAGCTATAAGCAAGGGATGAGAACGGCAGATACGATTGGAGTGATTACAGCAAGAAAGTCAAAGCAACCTGGGTTGTTTGTTGGACCAAGATTAAGAAAAGTAAACCCACACTATTTTAAAGGTAAGACAAGTAAGAATCTTGCTGCAATGCAAATAGAAGGGTATAAGGATAGGTCAGGAAGTATAGTTAAATTTCCTAATGTATTTGAGATAACGGCAAAATCAATGGGAAGTCAAGTATCAGCAAAGGCTCAGAAAGACTTAGGCAAGTTGATAGATAAAATGATAAGAAAAGCAGGATTTTAGATGTTTGCAGTAATAGGACAAAAAATATTTCAAAAATTATGTGATAATCTTCCCTTTAGAGTTGCTAACGGAGAGACTATTGGTGGTGAATTAATACAAAACACTCATTTAGCTACTACGCAATATTGGTTTGTGTATAATACACCCCCAAGGTATTATTATGCTTCAAACAATAAAATATTTTTTTACTCTACAGATGCTAATGCAGATGCAGGTATTTTTGCAAGTATAAATATAGAAAATAATAAGAAATACATAATTGAAGCAGAAGGGTTTTCTCCGTTTACAACCACTTGGTCTATTGGAGGCTCACCAGGATCAAATAGTGTTTATCAAAGTGGTGTAATACCTGAAGGTAACTTTAAGGTGTCTTTACCTTTTACATCAAATTCAACTGGCTACAGATTTCTTCAACTTTTTGCAAACTCAAATAATATCAGCCAATCTTATTTAAGTAAGATTAGTGTAAAAGAAGTTGCTACCTCTTGTAAAGTAACACCTGTAATTATACCACAAGGAACAGAATACCCTGCGACAACTTACGAGATAGCAAACGTATCTAACTTTATGTCTAAAGGTGGTTCATTAAATTCTTGCGATGTATCAATAAACATATCTTGTTTTGCTGATGGGTACGCAACTACATATAACCAAGCTAAAGCAGTTGTAGAGGCTTTAGACTTGTACAAAGTTACTTATACTGAGGATGGACAATCCTATACGGCTAAATTTAGGTTTATAAACCTAGATGACGAGTATTATAAGCAACCCGAAAAATTCTACAAAAACTTAACTTTCAACTGTTTAATAATTAAAAACTAAAATAAAATGGCAATTTTAAACGCAACAAGTGTTACTTTAAGTATCGCAGGCGAGGTAATGGGACACTCTACTTCTTGTAGCCTAAGTATAACTAGAGACTTAAGAGACTCTACAACAAAATCAAGTGCAGGATGGTCTGAGTCTTTGGCAGGTCTAAAGTCTTGGGAAATGAACGGAGATGCTTTTGTCGATATAGCAGAAACAGATGCTCCTCTTGGAGATTGTTTTGATGCTTTAATTGCAGGTGTATCTGTAGCTGTAGTATTTACAGTAGACACACAGACTTATACTGGTAGTGGATTCTTAACTAATGTATCTACAGATGCAGGTGTAGAAGAAAATGCAACCTTCTCTGTTTCTATTACAGGTACTAGCACTCTAACTAAGGCTTAAAAGTAATAATTAAATTTATTTATAATGAAAAAGGTAGAATTAGGCGGTCAAGAAAGACCAATAAGATTTAGTTATTTAGCTTTAAAAGACATTTGTAATAAGTGTGGATTAAAGTTAAGTGAAATGAATCAGTTAGGATCGGAGATAGACCACATTGGTATCATCACATTCTTTGGATTAAAAGCAGGAGCTAAAAAAATTGGCGAGCCTTTTAAGTACAAAGTAGCTGATATTGAAGAATGGTTAGATAACGAGGAGTTTAATAAGATAAACGAAATATTTGAGGCTTTCCAACTTGACCAACCTCAGAACGAGGGAAAGTAGTTAAGGGAGAGGAGGTCGATGATGAATCGGGAGAAATTAACTGGGACAAACTCGAACAGATAGGATTAGGTAGAATGGGGTTAGGTTGTGATGAACTTTATAGCTTAACCCCACGAACCTTTAACAATCAGTTAATGGGATTTAATCAGTATCAAGAGCAACTGATGCGTGATAGATGGGAGCAAACAAGGATGATAGTACATTCTTGCATTGCACCACACTCAAAGAAAACACTTAAACCAAAAGAGATCCTTCCTTTCCCTTGGGATAACAAGTCAAGAGGTAGAAAAATAATAGCCTCTAACGAGCAAATAGCTAAAGATGTCGCTAGACATAAACAGGTATTACTAAAATTAAATAAAGAATAATGGGTGGAATTAAGACTATATCGATAATTGTAGCTGCCAATATAAAAGGGCTAGAAGCAGGTTTAGGTAAAGCAAATAAATCTATAGCAGGTTTTGCAGCAAACGCAGCTCGTATAGGTTCTACTCTTTCATTTGGTATTACAGCACCTCTTACTGCTTTAGGTACTTCAGCCTTTAAAGCGTTCCGAGACTTCGAGTCAGGAATGAATAGAGTTGCTATGGTAACTCAAGCTAGTAAAGATGAGATTAAATTACTTACTTCTGAAGCCAAAAGACTTGGTGCAACTACTAGATTTACGGCAACAGATGTAGCAAAACTACAAGAGATTTTAGGTCGTAAAGGTTTTAAAACTGATGCGATAGTCGATATGACAGAGGCTATATTGAATTTGTCTATTGCAGCAGGAGAAGATTTAAACATTGCAGCGAACTCAGTAGCATCTACGTTAAACGCTTTTAATTTAGATGCATCAGAAGGAGCTAGGGTAGCAAATACTTTAGCACAAGCTACTGTTAATTCCACACTTCAACTTAACACATTTACTACTGCGTTTGCCAATGCAGGTGCTTCAGCTAGTGCGGCAAATGTAGATATTGAGGAGTTGACCGCTATGATGGGGGTCTTAATTGATAACGGTATTAAAGCATCTAGAGCAGGTACATCGCTTAACTCTTTATTTATAACCTTAAAAGAAAAAGGTATTAGTTTATCTGATACTTTAGATTTAGTTTCTCAAGGAGAATTAGGTTTAGAAAGAGCTACTGCTATTGCAGGTAAACGGTTTAGTAAGCAATTAATTATATTATCTAATAATAGAGATGAAGTAAAACGACTTACAGCAGAGTATAAGGGAAATACTACCGCAATGAAAACAATGGGTGATTTAGCAAAATTAACTGCGGATCACAAAATAGCATTGATGGAAAGTGCGATGAATGCAATGCAAATCGAAATGGGTAGTTTGATGGCTGAAGCCTTATTACCAATGATACGTAAAATAACAGAATTAGCACAAGCGTTTGGAAACCTAGATGTTAAAACAAAGAAGATGATACTTATAGCAGGAGCTATAGCAGCATCTTTAGGTCCAATTATTTTAATTGTAGGTGGTTTAGGGGGTGCTTTTGTAGCAGGATTAGCTGTATTAGGACCATTCGCAGTAGCTTTAGGTGTTATGGCTATTAAAATAGCTGCAATTTTGTTTGTAATTGACTTACTTATAAAAGGGTTTGGTGCATTAGCAACTTACGCTGATGAGAATCGAAAAGCAATAACAGAAAGATTTAAAAATACAGCAGCATCAATAGGTAACTTTTTTATAAAAATATTTAATAATACTGTAAAATTTTTACAAAATACTGCGGCAAAATTTGGTATAAAGATTTTTAAAGACTTTCAACCTTCTAAAGAATTTGAAATAATACCTGATGATGAATTAACAAAAATAACTTCTATCACAGATTCTTTTGAAAAGTTTAATAAAAAATATTCTAAATTTAAATCTAACATAGTTAAGGGTGTAAAAGATGCTTTTACATTTGATATGGGTGCAGATAACTCAGAATCTAAGGCTGATAAAAAAGAATTTGTAGCTTCAGAATTTGACTATCAAGCTGAATATCAACAATACTTAGCAGATGTAGCAATGGCTGAAGCAGCTACACGAAGATTTCAAAATGCTACAATAGAGTTAGGTAAACAGATTTCAATGTCTTTTGCCGACTCATTTGCTGAGGTAGTTGTTAGTGGTGAAAATCTTAAAGAAGGTTTAACAAATATATTTGTTGATTTATTAAAGCAAATAGGTAAAATGATTATTAAAGCCTTAATATTAGCAGCTATTTTTGCAATGATTCCAGGTATGGGAGGTTTAGGTGCTACACAAGTTACAGGCTTTAAAGATATATTAGGCACTCTAATGGGTGGTGCTTTCGCAGATGGAGGGCAGCCACCTGTAGGTAAAATGAGTTTAGTAGGTGAACGAGGTCCTGAATTATTTGTACCTAACTCAAAAGGAACAATAGTACCTAATCACGCTTTAGGCGGTGGGTCAGCTCCAATACCTGATGTAAAAATATCGGGTAACGATTTATTAATTGTATTTGATAGAGCAGAACGTAGAAAAAATAGAAGGTAAGCGGATATGGCATCATACGGAAAGTATAAGGAATCAATTATAGAAGGTGAGAAGGGTACTAGTTGGTATGTTGAAGTTCATAAAAAAGATTACGTAGACTTTATAACTAATAACTCATTTATTAATGGGTTATCGGGTTGGACGAGTTTAAACACCTCACTAAATCCTTTAGGTGGAGTAAAGGTGGGTTCTCAAGCAGGTTCTTTTTCATATTTACAACAACAAAGCCTTAGTTGCGTAGATGGTACTGCGTACTATGTTACCATAAAAGTAAGTGGTACTAGCGGTAATTCATTTAAAGTAAGGCTAAATAGTGTAAGTTCATCAGATTATGTTACCTTGACAGGTGATGGTACTCATAAACTTCAAATTACAGCAGGTAACAATTCTACTGATGGTTTATATATAATTAATAACGTAAATAGCGTTTTATCATCTTTTACTGTAGAATCAGTAAGTGTAAGTGAAACAGAATATAACACTCAAGATTTACTACTTTCAGGAGAGGGTTTTCATATTACTTGGAATGGAGAAGGATCTACAAGGGATAGAACATTTATAGGTTCTGAATGTTCTTTAAATATGTTTGTTAGAAATGATGATGAAGAATTATTTTTATATAACATATTAGATAGTGGTTTTAAAAAATATTTTATTAGAATATTTAAAGGAAGCTCTAGTGTAAACTCAAATATTTGGTGGTATGGATATATTCAACCATCTTTTGACGTTGTAGAAAACCTACCTTATCCATACGTTTCACAAATAAACTCTACAGACTCTTATGGTTACTATAAAACACAACCATTTACGCTATTTCAAGGAGGGGCAAATTATACTGTAGAGGTTGCTAAAAACTCAAACCATTCAATTTCTAAAATATTTTTAGATTTCATAAAGAATATGGAGTTATTTAGCACATCTACATCAGATGGACCTTGCCCTGATAATGTGCCATTAATAACTACAGGAATTAATTGGACTACACAAGCTCAAAAAAATTTAACTTTTGATCCTGCTAATAGGTATTACTTTTGCAAAGGAGCTTACGCTGATAATAAAGACTTCCCCTTGGAATACAATGAATTTGATGTTATAAAAGATGTCTCTAGAGTTATGAACTCTACTGGTTTCTTAGCAGAAGGTTCTTATTACTTTTTACAACCTAACATATACTTAAACAATACAACTGCTACAAGTAAACTATATGAATACTATGACGTAGCATCGGCTGAATATTTTGTTAATCCTAGCCCAACCCCAACAACAGGGTCTAATGTATCAAGCCTACTTACTATAGACCAATCTAGTCACGCAATAGTAAATGGGTCTGCTTTTGTGTATGAACCTCCATTAAAATCGGCTTCTGTTACATTTGATTCTCAAACAAAGCCTTTTGAGATGTCTCCTCAAACTGAATTAGACAACAATGTTGAATATATGTCGGGTCAGCTACTAGCTAATACGACTTATAATTTAAATTTCAACCTAACTCGCTCTGAAGATATAGATTTAGATAATGTTAGCACTTCAAATAACGCAGGTTGGCTAGGTCAATCTAGCGGTATGAAGGTAGCACATAGTACATTTTCTTGTACAATGGATTTAGAAATAAAAGTTACCGATGGTACTAACACTAAATATTTAGCTGTAGACTCTACTATAGGTTTTACGGATTATGGGACTTTTTACAGATACCCAAGGCTAATATGGACTGATTTACAAAGACCTATAACACTACATAGGGGTTATGGTTATCCTGATTCAAGTTACACTTATTATTCAGAGACTTGGAATAATAGTAATTCTGTTGGTAGTTACGCTAGTAATGATAACACTAATGGACCTTGTTATATTGAAGAAGATTGGATAGGTGGGCAGGGTTATACCCCTGGAGTTAAAAACTTTAGGGTTGACTTTAACTTTAGTTCTGATATACCTGAAATTGATTTTAATGGAACTGTTTTTGTAAAAATAGATGTTGATCCAATTAAATTAAATCAAAGGGGTACACACACTTTTCCAATGCAAACTTACGCACAAACTACTATATTTCCTTTAACAGCTAATACAAGAACTAATGTTACAACTACTGTAAACGAATTAACTACAATACCTTACGTTTATAGTTCTACTCAAGTTGTTACATCTAAATATACTTCAACTCAAACAACAAATTCAGCCGTTGAAAATAAAGATTTAGGAGGTGTTAAAGTAGGTCAAACATCATCTAATCCTGCTTTTTCTGTTAGAGATTTTTACAATATTCCTATAGCTTCTTTTTTTCAAAGAGGTTTAGATGATAGTAGTTCGGCTGCCTTAAATCAGTTATTGGTTGATGAGTATTTAGATATGCAAGTTACACCTCTAAAAATACTACAAGGGGACATACAAAGTAATGATATATCTCCACTTAAAATAATAAAATATTCAATAAACAATGATGGTAATTACGAATACTTTATGTTTTTAGGTGGTACTTTTAAAGCTCAAAGTGAAATTATGAGTGGTGAATGGTTTAGATTAAAAAAAGGTTAAAATATTATTATGGATAAGAAAACTAGAGATATAAAAGCTATAAACGCTCGCTTAAATATTTTAGAAAGACAAATATCAGAAAATATTACTGAGGTTAGTTATGGTTCTCTTGATACCGAATTAGCAGTAGGGTCAATAATTTATAATATATCTCTTTCAGCAAACTTAAAAGGTAAAATACCTAAAGAAGAAAGATTTATACTTAGTTTTCCTGATGGTTCTAATCCATTAATAATACTTAATAAAAAAGAAGATTTAGAAACTACTGTTTCTACAATACCTGTTTACGTAGATGGTACTGATACCTGGGAGCAATTAATTTATCCATCAGTAACTTACCCAATAGGCTCTTTAATATCTGCTGTAAATTATGCAAGTAATGATACTAATTTTGCAGCAGGTGGAAATCAAGAGGTTCAATTTAATTCAGAGGGTCAATTAGGTGCTGATTCCGACTTTATATATAATACAAGCACAGATACAATAGAAGCTCCTAACGCTACTATATCAGGTACTATTACAGGGGATGTTACAGGAGACTTAACAGGTAATGCAGACACAGCTACAGCTTTAACATCAGGGAATAAAACTATAAACGGTAATTTAGACGTAACAGGAAATATTACAGGAGATTTAGTTGATAGTACTTCAACAGTTTCCGTAGCTCAAATAACGGCTTCGGGTTTGATAACTGGAGGTGGTGGTTTTGAAGGTAACTTATCATCAACTAGTTCACTTGATAACGGTGTAACTGCAACGACTCAATCAGTAGGAGATGACACCACGAAAGTAGCTACGACTGCATTTGTACAAGCAAACTCAGGAAGTGCTACACCAGCAGGTTCAAATACTTTTGTACAATATAACAACAACGGAAGTTTTGGTGCTGACTTTGGAATGGCTTACAATAATACTACCTACTCTCTTACTGTAGCTAATAAAGTTAAGGGTACCCTTCTTGAAGGTAATCTTACAGCAATTTCCCTTCTTAATGATGGTGTAACTGCAACACCGCAGCCACTTAATGATTCTAGTTCTAAAGTAGCAACGTGTAGTTTTGTTCAACAAGAAATTACCGACGCTGCCGTTACTCCAGGAGGCCCAAACTACTCTGTTCAGTTTAACGATAGTTTAGGTGGTTTTGGAGGAGAGTCTACTTTCACGTATAGCACTACTAGTAACACACTTTCTTGTGCAAACATAGACTCAAATTTTAGTGGTTCTTATGGTGATATAAAAGGTAAACTAAAAGGTGATAACATTGGTACAGGTATATATGCTACAGGCTCTGCAAAGTATTGGTATTTGACTCCATACGACTTTTTAGGTGCAACCTCAGGTTCAGGTGTATTAACTAGTGCAGGTAATTATATGATGATGCCTAGTGCAAGTGCTTTTTATATGGTTTCATTACAAATTCCAGTAGGGTATAAACTTGTTAAAGTATTTATAAAAGGTAATGTTGCGAACTCTTTTACTGTTCAGTCTTCTAGTTGGAGTTCTATATTCGGAGGGAGTTTCGGAAGTGGAACAATTAATACGGAGTTAACTTTATTAACTCCAGTAAATTCAACAGAGGGTAATTACATAACATTAAGCGTAAACCCTTCAGGTTCTTATAACAGAATATATGGTGCTAGATTAACACTAGAGGAAATTTAAAAATTAATTATTATGGATCGCAATACAACAGAGGTAGCAATAGCACAAATTACAGCATTAGGATTAAGTTTTTCTGATGTGGAGGAATCTTTACAAATAACTTCTCTTGTGTTAGCAGTTACATTTGGAATATACAAATGGGTAGCAGAAATTATTAAAATTAGAAACAATAGTAAAGGAGGGAGGAAATAGGTTTTACCGCTACCTTTTCCCCTGTTTCTTCCTCTCCCTTTACTTATAACAAAAAAAAAAGTTATGCAAGATTTATTAAATTACTTATTAGATAATGGTGCTGAATTATTAATTGCCATTCTAGCAACTACTAAAATTATAGTTAGACTTACACCTTCGGTTAAGGATGATAAAATATTTGGATATATAGACGAGCTTATAGGTTTTTTTATTAAGAACAATGAGAAGAAACCTAACAAGTAATGGGTGTCTTTTCTAAGATAGCTATAAAAGGTATTTTCGCAATAGTACCTGAGATGTTTAAGGACCATAAAGGTAAATGGTCATCGAAGCGAACTGTATCGGGTGTACTAGCTGTAGCTTCAGTAAGTCAAATAGATACATTAGGCATAACTTGGCAAACACTTTGTTTAGCTTTAATTGCTGTATTACCACTTTGCTTTATGGGAGATCCAAAGTCCTGTAAATGCGATAAGAGTAAACTACAAAAGATATTTAACAAGAAATGAAAAAAGCTTATTTAAATCGAGTAAGCGAAACAGAAGAACAGACTCTAGGCTATCTTACTTTGTATGATGGTTTAGAGAAAGTTTTTGATTGTGTTACTTTAGAATTACCTTGGTTGGCTAATATGAGAAATGTTAGTTGTATTCCTAAAGGTGTTTATAAAGTTATTCCTAGAAAATCGCCTAAATACAAAAATCACTTTATATTAGAGGATGTTCGAGATAGAAAATACATACTTATTCATTCAGGAAACTTTAATACCGACACAAGAGGGTGTATTCTGCTTGGCAATAGGTTTGCACAAATCAACGCAGACTCCCTATTGGATATTGCAGCATCTAGAAGGACTCTCGATGAATTACTCGAAACCTGTGAAGGAAACGGATTTGAATTAACTATAGCCTAAATAAATTTTGCCTACACTACCAAAAGGACGAGGGAGAGTTAAGCCTGCTGACAAGAATAAATCTTGGGGAGGTGATACATCTTTTTATAATACATCTAAGTGGAGAAAACTAAGAGCTTGGTGGGTAAATAGTAATCCTATTTGTGTAGAATGTGAAAGTGAAGGAAGAACAGTTGTAGTTGATGTAGTGGATCATATTGTTCCAATCAAACAGGGTGGAAGTAAACTTAGTTTAGGTAATTTACAATCACTTTGCCACTCTTGTCACAACAGAAAGACTTATGAAGAAAATAAAGAGAACAACAATGGCAGGATTTGGTAAAGTTAATAGATATAGAAGTGGATATGAGAAGGATGTTTGTGCTAGGCTTGATGACCTTGGGGTTCGTTTTGAATACGAGACTAAGAATCTTTATTATGAAGTATCGGAGCAAAGAAAATACACGCCCGATGTAATATTGCCTAATGGTATTATCTTAGAATTAAAGGGAAGGTTTACAGCAACAGACAGAAAGAAAATGCTACTTGTTATAAATCAACACTCCGATTTAGATATACGGATGGTATTTCAAAGGCACACAAATAAATTATTTAAAGGAAGTAAAACGACCTATTCTGAATGGTGTGAGAAACACAACATCAAATGGGCAGATAAACAAATACCAATAGAATGGATAAAGGAAAGCAGAGTAAAACAGCTGAAGAAGTAGCCGAACAAGTATTTGGTAACTGGATTCAAGACTTAGAAGATAAGGATCAACCTGATGCTTGCGATATAGATGATGAAGATTGCGAAGCTTGTGGTAGTTAAAAAAAAAGGGGGACTATTTGTCCCCTTTATTAGTTACATTCCATTCGTACTTAAACGGCTTACTTTCCTCCTCGTTAATTAGCTTCTCCAGGTACACAGCTAAATCCATAGCCTCCTCTTGAGCGTGTTTAAGCCACTCTAAACGACTCAGGTCTTGTCGCTCCATCGTAACACCGTATTTCTTTTTACCTATCTCAGAACGCTTTAAAATCTTAAAGCACACTTCTTCTTCTATCTGACTCATCTTTCTTTAATTATATCGTAAAACACAGGGTCAATATCTTTGATCCTGATTTGTATTATCCCCCAGGCTTCTTTGACCTTACTATCATCGCCTATATCTAGCATACTACCTGTACCCGAATTGGCTACGTTTGATGCGTTCTGTTCCAATAAAACATCTATTTTATCTCTAATAGATTTATCTTCATTGTACTTTGGTATGAGTTTCTTGTTTGTCATAATGTTTTAGTTTTTTCAAATGTAAATAAAAAAAAGGAAGAATCAAAACTGACTCCTCCTTTTCCAATTAACCAAACAATGAAAACCAAGTTATGAACTACTAAATCACAACGACTCAAATATACAAAACTTTTCCTTTATCGTAGTCTAAAAACGTAATATATTTATAAATAAAATTTCTTCTACGAAAATCAGTTGTTTCGGGCATAGTTTTCCAAAACCATTTATCTATAGTAACCTTATTTAGATTGTAGACAAGTACACTATCATCATCAAAGAAGTTTAGATACAGACCTTGTGATGCTTTTTCGTTCTTAGTACGTCTTAGTATTCTCTCATATTTGTGCATCTCCAGTAGTATGCCCTCGCTATACTTATCCCTAGCAAAATCTAAAGTAAAGTTTCTTTGCTTCATTTCGCAATAGAACTTCCTGTCATCCCACTTGTAAGTAAAATCCCAAAAATCATACTTTCCCTCGCAAGGGACACAATCAATTTTATACTTACTAGCAAATCGGTCTAACAAGTTTAGTTCTTTTTTAGTCACCTTTATCTAATTTAGTTAATATATCTAGCTCTTGCTTCAACTCAATAACAGCGTTCGCCATCTCAAATTCCCTAGCACTAGCTAACATCTTTTCTCTCTTATACGTTTTCATCATAGTATATATATAGGTAAAAGCAAAAGCACTTTCCTCAAAGACAGTCAACCTAGGCTTTAGTTTATTTGCCATAGGATGGTCCTTAAATTGCTTATACATTTCTACCACCTCTGCTTGATGTGCTATAAACTTATCAAGGCTATCTAACTCATCCATACTAGGATCGGCTTCCCTTAATAAATTTATTGCTTTCATTGTTATTTCGTCTGCCATAGCTTTAGTCCATACACCATATAGGGGTCTTATCCCCTACATAGGAATTAATAGTATTATAATCTAGATATTCCATTGCATTTATATCTGACATATTCTCATCAGACATAAGTATATCAATGCACTTTTGGTATGAGTAAATTAACCTTTGTGAATGGTGACAAATACCTATTACAGCATCATCAAAACCATCAGCAATAAGTAAATCCTCATCCTCCCAAAACTCAAGTATTTCTTCTAGTTTGTTCATATTATTCAACATAACTTACATCAGCCCCCCAATCCTTAAGGCATTTTACTACTTCTTCGTCTATTTCAAAAACACCATCATAATCAACAAGTTCATTACCTTCAAACCATAAACCACCCTCTCCGTAGTAATCTTCTCCTCCGCTTTCTTCATCATATAATTCAAAAGAACCACGTTGATCATCTTTATCCCAAATTACAATATATTGCATTGTTCTTTTCTCTCTATCAACGTGAGGGGTGTGTGTACTTTCCCACCCTACATATCTTACTTTCTTAAAATCTTTTTTTAGTTGACTCATAATTAAAATGTTTGGTTAGTTCTTCTTACTTTATCTAATGGGTCTACTAGACTACCATTTTCATTCAGATACTCGAATCTACGTTTTTTATACGAATAAAACAAGTTGATAGGGTCTAACTCAGGTGTAGGCACTCCGACAAGTTTCTGAAACTTAATCTTTTGTACGTGAATTTCAGTTACGTTCCAATTATCACTCTGTGGATTTCTATGAAACACAAGGAAGTTATCCGCCCTATTGCCAAACATAGCACCAAACTCTACATCGCTCATATTTGGAGCAGGTCTAGTACCATCATCGTTTCTTCTCCTATTCGCAGCAGTACCTGGATGAACCACAAGGTAAAACATAACATTAAACTTTTTAATAAACCGCCTAATATTACTCAAAGCATCATAATAATACTCATACTTAGATTGCTTCTCTGCGGCTTTTAAATCATTCAAAGGATCAAGAGATACACCATCGTAATGCTCTACTTGCATCATATCGCTAAACGATTGCAGCACATCCTCTACGGTAGGTGTCTCATCAAATGTAAGTACGGTAAAGTGCTTGTATGCCCAATCAATAGACATCAAATAATCGTCTTGATTCATCCTATCCGAAAAGTCTTTATCTGCTGTTTTACCACAATACATCTCAGCGATGTCTATCATCAAATCACCCACAGGTTCGTTCTCAGGACAATACATTAACCACCTATAACCATATAGCTTAGATGCCATTATCATAAGAAATAATTGTGTAGTTGTTTTACCAATGTTAGCAAAACCAGTCATTATTGTAAGTTCACCTTTACGAAACGTATAGTGAGGATTAAGAGGGTTTATACCCGTAGATTTACCTTTAGTGTACCCTTTGGAGTATATCTCCTTACAATAGCTTACTACCTCCTCACGAGAGGTCATTCTATAAAGAGCCATTATGATTTCATCGCTTGAAGTTGACCACCTAAATAATCTGAATCAGGTTTAGTTTGCTTGTCTCTAGAAACCCATCCTGAAGCTGCCATCTTCCAATTCTTCATTTTATTCTTACCTACCTTCCATCCATTGGACTCGTAGAAATAATAAAACTTTTCGCCATCTTTTTTATTACTTCCTTTTAGTATAAAGTAATCAACTACTTCTTTTATACTTTTAGGTTTAGCTTGTTCTTTAGATTCTTTTACAGATAATTGAGTTGGTTCAGAAATATCACCATCCCAATTTAAATCATTATCGTTAAGTAGCTTTAATATAGACTTATGTACTCTGTTATTAGCGTTAAGGTTTGATCCATACTGAAATTCTATAAACCCAGTTAAATACCACCTTCCGTTTTCTAATATTGATATTCTTAATTTATCTTCATTTACTTGTACAAGAAACTTATTAAGGTCAATTTCATCACCTATAAGCATCTCAAATAATCTTTTGTTTGGTTTGAATATTCCTGCGTGATTACAATTATCACAAATATATATCCAAAATAGTTTCTGAGTTAGAGATAAGTCTAAGTACCAATCTTCTTCCCATTTCATCGTGTCGGTAAATCGTTTAGCCATCATTCCTTAGTTTAGTTTGGTTAATTGTGTAGAAATAAATAAGAGAGGGGTTGTTACACCCCTCCAATATTAAAATGGTAAATCATCAGCTTTATGGAACTCCTCTTTTGGAGCTTCAGTCTTAGCCGCTTCGTTACCTCCTGCATTCGTAAATACTTTCCAAGCCTGGAGGTCAGTATAGAATCTATCATTGTATTCTCTAGACTCTACGTTAAAGCTAACATCAACCTTTTGACCTACCTTGTTGTACTTTAGAAAGTTCTCTACCTTCTCCTCTCCGAACACACTAAAGAAAACATCCTTTGGGTATTCGCTTGTAGTTTGCACTACGAAACCTAGCTTCTTCCAAGTTTTTCCACTTGACTTAGCTGTTCCTTCTTGTACATCAGTAATTTTAGTGATTGTACCTGTAATTTGTAAGTTACTCATAATTCAGAATTTAATTGATTATACTCGTTAACAACTTCTTTGACGAAGTTAGCAAATTTTTTTGAATTTAACATTTCTTCTACTAAAATCTCTCTTAGTATCTCTCCATCGGTTCGTACATAGGCTCTTGTAATAAGTTCTTCTTCAGGTTCAAAATCCTTATCTTTAACTTTACACTCTGCCGATATAATAATGTACTCATCACAATTCTCTGTGATTTCTTCGTGTGCTACATCTAGTCTATCTATTTTCATAAAGATTCATAATTTCATCAGTTTTATCTTTAATGGTTAAACCTGATGTTAATATTTCAGAAATTCTAGTTTTTCTATCAATGCTAAATATGTGCTGTATATCACCTTTAAACATAGATTTTAAAAACTGATAATCTTTATCGTACTCAGTTAATATCTCAAAAGTTTTGTTTGAATGAAGTACAGTTGAATGATCCCCATTAGTTAGTAAACCTATCTCAGATAACGTCAAGTCATCACTCATACAAAGGTAGTACCGAAGGGAATGTCTAGCGTTGGTTATGTTTCTTAACCTAGACCTACCCAATACTTCTGAATTTGTTACTCCCCAGTACCTTGTTACTAATGATAATCCTTCTTTTAATCTTCTTTTACCATAAGGTGTTGCTTTCTTGCTTCTCATAATTCTTCGTGTATAATGTGGTTAGTTGCTTTAGTTTCTGTTTCGCAAAACATTCTTTTCTTCTCTAATAAATCTATGTACTCTTGTCTACCTGAATCTAGAAACATCTCAGAACACCTAAATATACCTATTTGATGTGGTGCATTAGACTCAATTACAATAAATACAAACTCCTTTGCACCAAAACCATCCATATAGAATGCAGCTTGTCTATTGTAAGCGTAACGATAAGCACTCTTTTTAAAGTCTGCTACATCTTTTCCTGTGGTCTTGATGTCTACTAATACATCACCACCATCTACAAGAATATCTGCTTTACCTTTGCACTTTGTCATTGTGTTAAAGTCTATCCAACACTTAGGAACTTCAGTCTGACAATTATCTAAAATGTCTTTAACATCCTTACAAGCCAACAACTTGTTCTTAAGTTTAAGTGCTAGAGCGTATTGATCCATAGTCATAAGATACTTGCGACCACTTGCACAATCTTCCTCTAGATTTAACTTCCAAGCTTTATTCATCTTGCTAGTCATTCCCTTATCTCTTTCAGGTCTATCTTCAGGATTAAACACCACAAAGTTTTCTTGGTATTTCTCTGGCTCTAATATAAGCGTGTGTACCAAAGCTCCGAACCTTAATGCAGGAGAGTCTACCTTGCCTCCGTTACGCATCTTCCAATAGTAAGCAGGACCTCTCTTAATGTAACCTAACTGAGAATTAGTCACATAATCATAGTCTCCGTAATATTCCTCGTCTGTGTTAAAAGTTTTCATAGTAGTTATTCTTTAAGTTTATTGACTAATTTGTTTGCATCACCGTTAAATATCCACACTACAAAGCTACCTACTATGTGAATTATAAAACACATCCAAATCCACCAAGGGGCATTAGCTATTGATAATATCCAGGCTATAATGATTAACAGCATCATCCTTTTAACGCTTTAGTAATCTTAGACTTTTGCTCTACACTACACTCGTATCGCAACAGAGCTTGTTCTACTTGACTACCTTTACCCGACTTGATAGCATCGAGCATACTAGTCTCAATATCCTTAGTCATCTTCTGTCTACTTGGTTTCTTATCTCTAATCCTAAGAGCATCTACCACCTCGCCAAAAGCCTTAACTCCTTGCTCTACATAAAGAGTAACCTGCGTACCTGTCCAATCTTGAACAAGTCCACTACCTGCTACCTTCTCGATTGCCTTTGCATTGGTTCGGTTAAGTATCATCGGTTTGTCAAACTCCTTAAAGTAAACTACAAAGCAATCTTCTTTCCTGCCTTGCTGTCCAGTTACTTTGTCTGTATCTAACTTAGTAATAGTAACCACCGCTTCTTTCTTTCCATCAAGAGAGTAAGATCCAAGATAGTCGTAGTTAAATTGTTTTTTCCAATGTCCATTCATAATATATAGTTGTTTAAATGTTACTTAGTTAATAAAGGGGGGGCGGTATAAATTCTTAGCACCACCACCGCTGTAAACGCAACTTTCACTTTGCGTGTTAGCACTTTCTAGTTTATTTTAATTAAGCTCTCATAAGATTGCTTTACAAAAGAATTAACCATCTCAGTAAATGGAACAGAACAGTTGTTTATTTCTTGTTTTCTTCCTGAAAGCATATATAATGTACATCTTATGATAGGAGGATTTCCACCATCATATACATTAGGGAAATATGCAAATGATATTTTTACATCTACACAAACTTCAGTATGGTTTATATTCCAACATCTAATTATCATAGGTCGAACCATTTCGATTAAATCTTCTTTCATTTTGTAGGTTTTGATTGTTTAGTAATTGTTAATTCTTTTACAAACATAATAAAGTTTTTTCAATTAAAAAAATAAAATCGCCCAGGGGTTCATAAAAAACACGTTAAATGGAGAAAAAATGAGCAGGGGACCCCCTCCCCCCTCCCCTCCCCTACCCCAACGTATCGAGAAATCTATATATATACACATCTAAGTATTACAATATGTAATTAAGTAAGTATATCAGTTTTTAAAAACTAAAATAGTTAAATAACTATATATATTAAAACTTATGTAATAAAGCATTTAACTATCTAGATATATACCTTGCAACTAATTAAGTAAAATATATAGCTTTATGTATATTTGGGCCCGATTGAGCTAAAAATATTTGTAGAAAAAAATTTGTTTTATTAAAATTTAATTTGTATTCACGTATACACGTACATTAAGGGCCTTAAAAATTTTTCTATTATTGTTCGCAACTTGTTTATAATTTATTACATTTACACAAAATCAACCGCAAGGAAGCAAACTAAACATTTAACAACTTAATTACT